AAAAGCTGGACAAACGCTGGGGAAAGTCCTGTAGACATGATTGTCTCCTGATTAAACCAAAAATTCGTGTCTGGTTATCGGGAGAACTCCCGGCCTCTACGTGTGAGGACCGGCCCAAAAAGGGTTGTCAGTCAAAACCGCCTTACACGATTTTGCACAATGTGTAAATACTAGGTGTAACTTTTGATGTATGTACAAAAAATGGGGAGCAAGGCAAGGACGAGAAAACCTTGCCCCCCAAGTTGCGCCAAGCGGGGAGAAAAACCTGGCGAGGCGAACTAACCGTATCGACGGTTAAACTCATTCTCAACTTTTTGCCGATACGCTGGGTCACTTTGGTAGCGTGGGTCTGCCATGCGGCTTTGCATCTCGACCGTAAAATCTGCCTCAGATAGTTGGTCTTCAGAAACGGGGGCCAACGGTATCTTGGACATATCGCCGGACCAAGTACGTATCTGTTGCAAGATTAATTGAGACTCGGCGTCAGCAAAAATTTCATTAAATTTTGCACGTTGAGCATCTGACAATAAACCTTTTCGCCTTTGCCCATCAGCCCAATCCACATTGCCCTTAATAATTTCGGTGGCATTCGGTCCCAGCTTGTCAAACTCAGCCTGATAGTCAGCTTCAGCCGCCGCCACATTCTCGCCGGACATCTGTGTGATGGCACCGGCCAGTTCGTCAAATGCCTCTTGATTGACGTTGTACTTTTTTGCCCAGCCTAGATAGGTATCAACCACCGGGTCATTTAACTCATAACCTGCCTCGGTCAGCACATCGGTTGAGTATTCGTCGGGCGCTTTGTGTTTTCCCTGGCTGAATTTCTTTTGCAGTTCCTCATAGCTTTTCGCTAGGTCTTCCGGCTTGGCGAACTTGTCATCTAGCCACGCCGGGCGTTCCTCTTTCGGCGGTTTCTCATCCGCTGCGAGGTGCGGCATTGCCTCATCTGTTGTCTCACTTTCTGGCTCAGAACTTGACACACCGTCCATAAGGCTGCCGGGTTCCGGCGCTTCAGTCTCGGCCACTGTTTGACCTTCATCATTTAAAGTCATCGGCTCTTTTCACTCTTTGGATTATTTCTCTAACGATGCTGTTCTGACCTTCGCGGGCGTACCCAAAGCTGGCATCACCGCCCGGTGACCAACATGGCTGGTCAAGCGTTTGCGCGTGTAGGTGCGCCAAAACCTTCTTGCCCGCCGGTGTTGTGAAGGTGCGTTTGAAGTTGAGGTCCATCTCGCGCATCAGGTCGAGAGGTTCTAGTTTGACCGGCTGGGCCTCGGCGTTGACGCCATCCCAGCCAGGGGAGTTTATGCTACGAATACGTTGGGCGTTGTTCATGCTTGTGGTGCCTGTTCTGGCGGTGCCCCGCCCATTTCTTGTTCAGCCATCATTGCAGCGGCCTCGGCCATTTGCGCTTGCATCTCGGCGCGTTCTTCTAAGGTGGTGCGGAGGTCTGCCGGAATGCCAAGCTGGTCAGCAATGTAATCGCCCACGGCATCCATTTTGATTAAAGTCTGGCCGACCGGGCCTAGCATCTGCGTAATCTGCATGAACTGCATAATCTCACCCAGCCGCTCGGCATTGTTGGCCATAGCCAAGGGCGATTGTGGAACGACCGTCACCTCTAGGCCGTTTACCTTGAGGGGCAGTTCAATCATCCCCATCTCGTCCATTAGTTCTAGCGACCGGCGCACGATTGGAAACATTGTCTCCGAAATCAAACGACCAAACGCGGATCCGAGGTTCTGGGAAAGTTCAGACAGTTTTGCGTTTATTTCCGTGGCCGACCTGGCGCTCATATTCTCAGGCGTCAGGCTCTCATCAAGCAGGGCTTTCTTTATGTTTGTGCGTAGGTCATTGGCCACAATCTGGGACAAGTTCGCATCGCCACTACGGGGCAGGGGCGTCAGGCTAGGACCGCGTGGGCCACCGTTACTTGACACGCCAATGACCGCACCCGGCACGATGCTAATTGTTTGCGGATTAAGCACCCCGTCATCCACGGCAGTGAACACGCCGCCGATTGAGATGGACGCATTCTTGAGCGTGAGTTCAACGACCTTGTTCAATGTGCGAATGTCGGCCAAGGCATACAATACCGGGCCGCGACCGTACCGCTCGTTGCTTGCTTTCATGTAGCGGCTTATCACCCACGGCCATGATTTGAGGTCGCGGTGGACTAGCTTGTCATCGCCCTCGGCAGTGACGAGGCAATAGTACATCTGGCCATCGATGGTATACGTGGCCTCAATCAAGCCAACCTTCTTGGTCGGGTCTTCTTTGGCATCGTCAATCATCCGCTGTGGAATGTTGGCGTCCGGCCACTCGCGTTGGATTACATTGAACGGTCGGTTCAGCTTGCGATAGACCGTGTCAGGAATCCCATTCGGGCCTTCGTCGAAACAAATATGGTACGCCGGAATAGCCGTGTAGCGTATCGGCGTCAGAGTATCACCGGGCTGGATAAGCATCACCGAGGTGCCAATTGCAAGGTCAAGCAAGAACTCGCCCATCGCCAGGTCAAAGCCTGATTGCATCATGACGGCAAACATCTTCTCGGTGTAGAAGTCCAAGACTTGCTGGGCCTCAATCTTTTGCTCTTCGGGAATGTCATTGCCCGGTTGCAAACGGCACCAAGGACGTTGCGGGGGAAACAGCGAGGACTGTATGCGATTGGCAAATCTGGCGGTCGAGTGTATGGCGGTCGAGTCGAAGACACGGCGCATTTTGTTTTGCCCAGGCGTCCCGCTTTCAGCGTAGCCATCGTAGAGGTTTCTCATGGGCAAAGCGAACTCATACGCCTCTTCGTAGATGCTGCGCCACTCTTCTTTGTGAGCGTTACAACGGGCATACCGCTTCTTAATGTCCTCAACACTGAGTACCATTACTTACCCTTTTTTACCTTCTTTGTCGGCTTTTTCGGCGGCTTTTTGGCTCCGTACATCGTCTTTCACCTTTGTGTGCTTGGGGTTTCTTCGGTATGTTTTCATCATCAGCCCTGTGGGTTGCGGCCAGCGCCTAGTATGCGGGAGAGAACTTGCCGACCGGGTCCAGCATCACCGGGTGCTACGCCTTGGGCCATCAGCATTCGCCGCCCGCCGGTGCGCTTGGACCGTTTGCGGGCCTGTATCTTGCGTTGCTCGGTTGCCTCTTGACGGTCGGCAATCTGTTCTTGCCGAGAAATGGTGTCACCGGCATCGGTCTCAGCGCGAGACGGTGGCGGTGGTGGTGCTGGCGTCCTGCTACTGAATAAACCGCCCATGAAACAATCTCCCGTACATGTAGTAGTCGGCACCGTCCGGCCCATAGGACCGCATCACGCCTTCGCGCTCAAAATAACAGCGTTCTGCCCACGTACAAGCGGTAGCATTTGATGAGTGTACACTAAACTGAAGCCTTTTGATGTCCATTTGCTTTGAAACGTGGTTAAAAAAGGCCAATGAACCCCTATGCAGGGGCACAACCTTGCGTCCAATGTCCTTGCTAGGGATAAGCCAAGCCTCACAAACACCCGGCCATAATTCCCAGACGCCAAACATGGCAGAGATACCATCACGGTCCAAGACAGAAAACGCCAAGCCAGCGTTCGCGTAGGTCTCTAGATAGCCCCTGTAGTCAGCAAACAGGCCAATGTTGGAGCGGTCGAACTCGTTTAGTTCGCACATGTCCAGATGGTGCGGATACCAGCGCACAACCCGGTTAGAACCCTGCATCCGCATGACCTCGTTAAGTTCAGCTATTGAAAACGTCAAAGTCTAACACCTTTGCTTGCTTGAACGACCCGCCGGTAGGCATCGGGCGCTTGGTCATGATTTTATGCTCAGAACCCAAGAGACAATAGCCCGCCGCATCGCCAACGTGGCTGTGCTCATTTTTGTTTGGAGCGTCCCGAAACCGCTCTTGCCCCGCGCCAATGCTGACCCGCCGGAAGTGATACCCGCCGCCCAGAGACTTGCGAACCCGTATGCACTTTCTATCTACCAAGAACCCCGGCTTGCCATCAATCAGCCTGCCCATCGGCATGGCCAAGGCCTCGCGCCTCGTCTTGAAATCATTCGTCGCTGTAGGCTGGGCCAAGATGCCGTGCGTCTTGAGATGGTCAAAAGACGTGGTCTCGAATATCTGGTCGCGCTGCATACCCGCCGGGTCACCCCACACCAAGATTGAATAGCCAGGGAAACGCGAAGACAAGTCAGCCTTGAGGCTAGAGCAAAACCGCTCCAAACCCATCTCAAACGTCACCAACTCATCCAACACATGCCCCCGGCCATTCTTCAAGCGTTGAGCAAACACCGCCGCCGGGGTCAGGCCAAAGTCCAAGCCAATGTGTATCGGCAGGGACGGGTCAGGCTCCAAATCAGCGGTCATCAAGTTATCATTGAACTCAGGCCAAACGGCCCGCCCTTCTTGGACAAACGTATACTTGCCCTCGGCATAGCACTGTATCCAATCCAGCCGCTTGCCGCCCAGCAATTGCTCATAGTACCCGTCAGGCAAGTTGCCCAAGTTCTCAGCCTTGGAATTAGTCTGCCACCACTTGCCAGCTTGGAACATGAAACCCTGCGCCTCTGGCATACTTTCCGGCAGTTCCTCTAGCGGCACCTCAATCACGCCACCCGGCTGCTTAAAGAAATCCCAGCGAAACTTGCCCCCCGGCTTTTCCTTCTCGCCCAGATGATAATACCAATGGTCAGAATCCATCGGGTTAGTATCCAAGATAACGCCCCGCCAGGTCGCACCGCCGTCAGCCTTTGTCGGGTATCTGCCAACCCTATGTGTCAGGCCATCGACAATGCTCTTCGGCAATTCACGGCACTCATTCACCCACGCCCCGGTAAGCTCCAAGCTGAGAAGTTTACGCACATCTTTAGGGTCATCCAACGCCAAGAAGATAACCTCCATATCAATCCCAGCGGCACCCTCCCTAGACGGCAACTTTATGTGATGCGTGATAGGCGGGCTATGCTTAACGTGCCCAAATGTCTCTTCGGGCAACAACTCCAACCAAGTCTTGAGCGTAGTGGTTTTAAGCATCGGATGCGTGTTGCGGACAATCGCCCAGCGGCTGTACTTGATGCCATCCCTGGGACTAGCCTTCTGAGCAACAGCCCGCCGGAATATCTCAGCGCAGCAAGCATACGACTTGCCAGACCCAACAGGCCCCATAATTCCTCGCACAAAGGCATCAGACTTAAAGAACCTCGCCACAGTGGGCGAGGAACTGAAGTTCAACTTTAATCCGGCAACAGGCTTAACCATCCTTGTCATCCTTTCCCGGCTCTTCCGGCATAATCATATCAATTGAAATCACAGACGGCTTATCAACCACCTTCTCGCTATCAAGCAGACCAGCACTCTTCGCCAACATCTGTAAGACCCGCACCTTGTCCACCATCTCGAACTCCATAATATCCCCGTGCTGCGTAGGCGTGATTTTGACTTTTTTGATGGCGGCTTTCACATGCTCAGGAACATCCTTGAACGCACGTATCCGCGCCTTGCCGTCCTCATCCCAAGACACAACATCAGTCAGTTTCGCAGAGGCTAACCCCAGAAGTTCCAAGGCCAACTCATCACGGTGGTCATAGATGATGCTCGACCCACGCAACCGCTTGGTAATCGCACCCATCGCCATCTGTGGCGGGCGAGGACCAGTACGCCCCCGCCTCTTTGGTTTCTCAGCCATCAGAACGGTATGGCATCGTCTAGGTCAGACCTCGGTGCAGCCGCAGCCTCACCAATAGGCGCAGAAAAAGCACCAGTGGCACCACCACCCGCATTCGCAGCCGCTCCAGCGCCCTGACCATCGTCCTCAAA